TTCCATGCAGAACACAAAGGTGATGTTTACCTGATGTATAACTACATCGTCCAAACTGCACGTAATGCAATCTACAAGGCCGCACGTAAATACGAGGCACTGGACATGGCCGACAATCGCACTGACATGGAAAACTTCATTAAAGAAGAAATGGTCCGCAACCTTGCTGAAGAAAAGCTAGACGGTAGCATTGCTATTAGCCAGGTCATGATTCGTAATGTGGTTCCTGCAGATAGCGTGGTCGCAAGCGCAAACGAATTGGTTCGTAGCAAGAACGAGCTCAAGCAGAAGGAAGTTGAAGTCAAGACTGCTGAAGCAGAAGCACGTCGAATGGCTGCTCTAGCTAATCAAAACTCGGCAGCTATTGCTTATATGCGAGCACAGGCCGAGCTTAATATCTCGGAAGGTATTAAGAACGGTAAAGTTAACACCATCATTGTCCCCAGCAACATGACTGCATTGGGTAACTTTGGTAACCGATAAATGATCGGCGGAATTGTTAAAACAATTCTCTCGGGGCTAGTTCTTTTTGGGCTAGCCCTGTTACTTATACCCGCATCAGGTATTGTGTTTGGGCTAACAAAAAGTTTTTTAACTAGAATATTTTCGTAAATACTGTATATGAGCAACGAAACTGCAAAATTTCTAAACTCACATCGACGTCACAAAACCGATGTTGCAATTGCTAGGCAATTGCGAATTGCAAAACAACATGGTATGCAATGGAACGACAAGGTTGTTAAACAACCCCACCGACATGCTAAACGACATGCAATGGACTGCGGTAACCCCAAGTGTTTTCTCTGCGGTAACCCTCGTAAAATTCACAAAGATCGACTCACAGCACAAGAAAAGCGTTTGTACCAAGACCTCGAAAGTTCGCGGGACCGACATAGCAATGGTGTTAACTCACTAAGCGACACTGAGTAATTCCGTTACAGCCATCCTTACTCTAGCTCCTAGGCTGTAACTTTTGAGCCCCAGGCAGAAATGTCTGGGGCTTTTTTCTTAAACATTGGATGTAATCTTATAGACAACCTCGCAACAATAACATATAATATCGCTATGAAGACTTATCCTACCGTTGAAGATTATTTAGAGGTTCTTGCTGGTGTACGCGATATAGTGACCGGCAAAACAACTTCCTCTTGGTTTTTGGGGTTCACTCCTATTATCAGTCTGGCTAGATACGACGTCGACGTATTAACCAGCATGAGCGAAGCAACTACACAATCAAAAGCTTTAACCGAAAAACAAGGAGAGCTTCTTTGTAAAATTTTGTTAAAGTATCGTCGTCAACTGGCCGCTAAATCAATTGATGTTGGACCAGTAGAGAATCCTGTTTGGCGTACTCCTTTGCGGAAAATGGATTACACCCAAAGCCTTGCAATCGAAAATGATGTGATTGTACTTAAGTTTCCGTACAATACCAAGTTAATCGAGTCGCTGAGAGAATTTAAATCGTCTAGTCAAGGCCGATGCTACTTCGACAATGACAAGAAAGTTTGGAACATAGCATTAACTGAGTTTAATCTCAATTGGGTCCACACTTGGGCTAAAGCAAACAATTTTCAAATCGATCCCGAAGTTGATCGTCTCAACAATTTAGTTCTAGATGCAGAGTCTATCCCGTATGCTATCGAGCTAGTATACAACAGCAATGAGTTGGATATTACAAACTGCCCGGACTCGTTACGGGAATACATCAATGAAAAACTTGGCGGTTTTGATCACAGTAACTTACTTAAGTTAGTTGATGCAGCTGGTGTGTTGGGTTATACTGTTAACAGGGACCTAGCTGATGCACTTACAGAAGAATATGGCCCAAGGTTCATTACATTAGCAGAGAACCGTGAAATTAAAATTAATCCTCAATCAATGATGGCCGACGACGATTTCTACAGTGTTATTGAGTACGCTGTAAAAGTCGAAAGGTTTCCGATTGTAGTGTTTGAACCAGACTTAAGTGGTAAGATGCTGAAGAAGCTAAAAGACATCACAGGCGAAAATGAGATTCTTGAGGTTAAAAACGGTAAGATTGCTTCACTAGAACCCGGGCATAAATTCATATATACTATAAAGCCCATAGCAAACATGAATCGTATTCCTATGCTGATTAGTTCGGCTGGTATGATTTTCGGGTCTACTAAATCTGTAATGATTCAACAAGCCGAGAAGATTGTTTACGTTGCTGCCGACGTCTATCAAACAGGAAATAGTCAAAAATTTAAAAAGGTACTCGCCTTATAATGCAAGCAAAGTTAACAATTAAAGATGAAGTCAATGTCAAGATTGAAGGTCTTGAACTAGGAACTAGAAAAAAACTTGTAGACAAATTCAAGTATGAAATTCCCGGGGCTAGGTATCTACCTGCGGTACGTCTCGGTCGTTGGGATGGTAAAGTAAGCTATTTCAGTCTTGGTGGTAGCACCTACATTAATCTCTTGCCCGAAATTTTGCCGTTCCTTGACAGCGAAGGGTATGACATTGATCTAAATGATACCAGAGAATACAGCAACCAAATTGAATTTGAAGAATTCAAAGAAGACACCTTTGCACATAAAAATTGGCCAACCGGGCACCCGGCTGCTGGCCAACCTATTATGTTTCGAGACTATCAAGTTGAGATCATAAACAACTTTTTGCAAAATCCACAAAGTGTACAGGAAATTGCAACTGGTGCAGGCAAAACTATTATGACCGCGGCATTGAGTCTTTGTGCAGAGAAGTACGGTCGTAGTGTTGTGATTGTCCCCAACAAGGACTTAGTTAAACAAACTGAAGCAGATTATCGTAACCTTGGACTTGATGTTGGCGTATATTTCGGCGATCGCAAAGAAGTTGGGCGCACTCACACTATTTGTACTTGGCAGAGTCTTAACATACTACTGAAAAACAGCGAAGGCCGTAACAGTGAAGACGAGCCGGCTAGTTTCCGCCTAACTAAAAATCCTACAGACTTTATCATCGATGATCTAGTAGACGGTGTTGCGCTGGTGATGGTCGACGAAGTGCATATGGCCAAAGCAGATGCACTTAAAACTCTACTCACTAGCGTGTTTGCAAAAGTACCGATCCGTTGGGGGCTAACTGGCACAGTGCCAAAAGAAGAATATGCCGCTGTAAGTATTTTCTGTAGTCTCGGACCGGTGGTAGGAAAACTGTCTGCTAGTGAATTACAAGAAGCAGGTCACCTAGCACAGTGTCATGTAAACATTGTGCAAATGGTAGATCATGTGGAATACAAAGACTATCAAAGCGAACTCAAATATCTAACAACTACTACAGAACGTATTGCATACCTGGCTAAGTTAATTGACAAAATCAAAGATGCTGGGAATACACTGGTACTGGTTGATCGAATTGAAACTGGTAAGATACTTCAAGTTGAATTAAGTAACCTCTTTAGTCTACTATCGGATAAGCCTGATGTAGCATTTATTTCGGGAGCCACTAAAGCAAATGACCGCAAAGAAGAATACGATGAAGTTGCGACTGCGAATAACAAGATTATTGTGGCGACTTACGGTGTGGCCGCTGTGGGTATTAATATTCCTAGGATTTTTAATTTGGTTCTTGTGGAGCCCGGAAAAAGCTTTGTCCGTGTTATCCAATCTATTGGACGAGGTATTAGGAAAGCAGAAGACAAAGAATTCGTCCAGATTTGGGACATAACTTCGACCTGCAAATTTGCCAAGCGCCATCTTACTAAACGAAAGGCCTTTTACAAAGAAGCCAACTATCCGTTTAGCTCTGAAAAGATAGAGTGGAAATGAACATTGTGGAAAAAATAGTATCCCCGGCAGGGTACATCAAAGTAACAATTTCATCCGATTGGGGAGAAATTGATAAAATTAGCAAATGGTGCCTTGATCATCAATGCGGCAAACAGGTTGCATTGAGACAGTTTGCATTTAAGAAAGAAGAGGAACTGACTATGTTTCAGTTACGTTGGACCTAAAATATGAGAATTTTAACATTAGAAAACACAGCATACGAACTAAACGAAATCCCAGACGAAGTAGAGGATCTCAGGTTTGCGGTACTAGACAACAGCGATCCCAAGAATCCCGATTACTTTTACATACCGTTAATATTCTTAGAATCATTTAACAGCCCTGCGTTAGTACTACGCATCGGTAATGACATTATTAAAATGCCAGTGGATTGGCAATTGCTAATTGGTGAACCGGACTTGGGCGACTTGGAAGTAGTACCACTGACTTCTATTAACGATCGAGGATTTAAGGTATACTGCTTTAATCCATTGTCGAGCTTTAAGCCCGAATTCAAGGCAGTCGAGATAGTTGATATCTATCAAGATGTTAAGTGGTACTTTCCTAAACTAAAGCCCGGGCAAATGCTAGCAGTACCGTTAAACTCCAGTGACGAAAAACCTCTATGTGCTTACTTTGTCAAAGACATTAGTAGGCAAAGTGAAGTAGTAGATTACAGCAAATGTTGGTGACATATGAACTTAAAGAACTACGATATCGGTGGCGAAGTTGTTAAAGACAACGAAACCTACCTGCTTAAAGACAACAAGACCTTAAAGAATTTAGTGCTCAGTTCAACTAAGTTATACAGAGGTCAGCAAACACGAGGACACCGCCATCCCGGACAAGAGGAAGTTTACTTTTTTGTCCAAGGGTGGGGTAAAATGATCGTCGGCAATGAAGACAGTGAACCGTTTTCTGTTGGGCCTGGTGATATTGTGTTAATTCCCGACGGCGCTTTTCACAGAGTAATCAACGATGGTGATAGTCATATGTTGTTTAACTGTGTATTCGACGGCAAGAGGAATCACTAATGACACACATCAAAGAAATACAGGTAGTGAATATCTACAAGTACATCGACGATACCATTGCAGCATACGTTCAGCACCCCGACCTTAAAGAAATGGTTGAAGCCCCACAACTAAAAGATTTAGAAATAATGATAGATGCTATGTTTAAAGCTGAACATATCCCTGCTTTACAAGAAGCACTGGAGCGTGTTAAAATTGTCTATGCTCTAAGTATTGGCCAGAAAAAACAAGACGAAATAATGTGGCACCCGGTATGACTAAACCAGAAGTTGATAAATTATACATTGGCTATGAAATGGCCCAGCTGGATCAAAAGAATAGAGATTTCTTTGACGATCTAACACCCGAGGAACAAAAGAAATTTGCCCCATTCTTAATGATCCGTTGGGGTGCAACAGTCGATGGATCTGCTGATATGCAAGCCTATTATCTCATGAGTGCAAATGAAAAGTTAAACAAGCATTTCTTTGATATCAGCACCAGCCAGCATAAAAAACTACAGTGGTTATTGGCTACTACAATTAGTCCCGGTTTAGGTAAGCAAAGGCATTCCTGGCTTGCTGGTAAGAAAAAAGAAAGCAACAACAAAGCAATTAGGTTTTTTAGAGAATTGTACCCACACCTTAAAGAGGACGAACTTGAGTTACTCGGAAGAATCAACAGTAAAGACGATATTAAAGAGTTGGCTAGACAGCATGGATGGGACGAAAAGCGAATCAAAGCAGACCTATAAATGTCGATACTGCGGTAAGTCTTTTGTAAAAGAAAGCACTTTAACTGCACATGCCTGCGAACAAAAACGTCGAGCACAACAAGAAGGCGAAACTGGAGTACAGTTTGGATTCCGGGCATATCTACGATTCTATGAGCTAACACAAGGCTCGGCTAAACTAAAGAACTACGATGACTTTAGGCAAAGTCCGTATTACGCTGCCTTTGTGAAGTTTGGTAGATACTGTGTTGGGCTCAGGTGTATTAACACACCGGCGTTTACAGAATGGTTGTTAGTAAACAACAAGAAGCTGGACTATTGGTGCAAAGACAGTTTGTATGAAGAATGGCTCAAGCCCTATCTTCAGAAAGAAGCAACACAAGATGCTCTCGAACGTGCATTGAAAGAAATGCAAAACTATGCGGACTTGAACCCCGAGCTCAAGAACGGATTTGTTGATTATTTCCGTTATGGAAATGCTAATAGGATCATGCATCATATTACCACAGGTCGAATCAGTCCTTGGGTAGT